GTGATTGCGCTCATATATGATTCTCCATTTTATGTATTTATCTAAAAAATGTAATATTTAACTACATGGATTATAAAAGAATAATGGGCCGAAGCCCATTATTTTCACTTAATCAAGTTAAAATATTAAGTTAAACTAGTACCAGAAATAATCCACGATGTTGTTGTGATCTTAAGTGCAGTTGCAACACCATATGCACCTAATGTACGTGTACCGGTTGTGCCTGCACCAGCAAGGTACATTGTATCGGAAGTAATAGCAATAGTTGATGTGCCGCTGCCAGCATTAACAAACGTAATTGCAGTGCCTACCGGGAATGCAACCGAAGCGTTAGCAGGTATAGTATATACTTGCGTAGCTGTGGTATTATAGATGTGTTTACCGGAATCAGTTAAAACCAATGTTGTAGTACCAGTTACTCGCTGTGGCACTTCTAAGTAACCGACTGCAAGACCACCTAATGTGATAGATGTACTTGCTGAAATTGTAGTAAATGCACCTGTATTTGGTGTTGTTGCACCAACTGTGCCATTATGAGCACCGGTTGTAGAACCAGTAAATGTTCCGCCGGTAATAGTACCAGACACTGACAATGCAGTTAATGTGCCTACTGAGGTAATGTTTGTTTGGGCTGCACCAGTTACTGTGGTTGCGGATGTTGCAGTCGAAGCATTTCCAGTAAGCGGGCCGATGAAGGAAGCTGCTGTAATAGACGATACTGCATTCAAAGCACCGGTTGCTTTATTAATAGTAAAATTTGAGCTTGCGCCAAATGTACCAGCATCATTGAATTGAATTTGCGTATCGGATCCAGCTGGGGTGCCACCACCTCCACCACCGGTTTGCCAAGATACAACAGAACCGTCTGTTGTCAACACTTTACCAGTGTTGCCAGTTTGGGCAGGCACCAGAGCATTAATTGCGGTAGCGGCTGAAGTTTCACCGGTGCCACCTTGCGAAATAGGTAGCGGGCCACCATTTGATTGAACTAAAATATTACCTGCGAATTGTACACCCATGATATGTCTCCAAATAAGTTATTATTATTATTTATCCAATTTTACCGTTTATGCTACTGCGATGCTATTAAAGTAGACTACCCTGTAAGAATAGTGCATCTAATTCTGCGTTATCTAATCCAAGCGATATAGCAATCAATAGCATAAGTTGATTGTCCCGCGTTACTGTATTAGAAAATTCCCATTCTATCTCTGCTGTTTCCCGCTGTGGCGATGGTAATGATGCAATAATCACCGGAATACTACTAAGCAAGGCAGCATTATGCAAAGCTAGGCGGGCTTGGCGCATTGTCAACGACATAGGCACAGGTGCGTAAAGAACAGGCTCGATAACAAATTCCTGTCCTTCATACTGCTCACATGCAAAAATATTCGTAATATTTCCGGCCTGATCTCTATTTACATATGACATTATGCATTCCTTCCACGTGAGTCTTTCCAACCATTAGTAACACATTTAACTGTCTGGTTATTTGCGCTTGAGCCACCATAGATTTGCGATGATGTATTTGTAAGTGTATCGAATGTGTTAATTGATGCACCACTGGCACTATCCGAATATCCTTTGCCGAGCGGTGACACTGTAGTTGATGCACCTATTGCACCTAATACCGGTGACCAAATATTTACTATACCACTAGTACCTTGCAGTTTAAATAATGTCATATTGGCATCGACCATTACGCCTAACGGAGTGCTAATTGTATATAACGTAGACGAATCAGCAAAGGATGATGAATTAATATCTAACACAGGTGCTGACCACCAAAATGTATCACCGATCTGATAAAAACTTGTCCAAATTGCTGAGCCATTTGTTTTTGCCGAGCCAATTCGTCTATAACGGTCATAATTGGTAGGTAACGAGGGTAACGTAGCACTAGTAGAAAACAGGGCATCAACTACGCCTGTATCTGTACGTTTGATGATATAGAAGTGGTACCATGTATTATTAGCAACTGACCCAGTATCCAGTCCACCGTTTGATGTACCTACTGCCCAGGTACTAGTTGTTTTAGCAATCCCGACAAGGCTCATTAGTTCAACGTTACTACTATCCATTGCAATACCAACAGAAATATTCATTGTCGATGATGCAGGGTTTAAAATATAACCATCTATATAATTTCGCAGATTAGAAATGCTAGGTACACCCAGCGAAACTCTTGCGGCTGCTGCTGTAGTGGCCCCGGTGCCGCCGTCGGCAATACTTAGAGTGCTCATGCCCGGTACAGTTGCCCACGATAGAGCACCGGAGCCATTTGACGAGAGCACCTGGCCGCTAGTGCCTGTACCAGACGGGAATGTTATAACACCTAGGCCGGGCGGAGACCAAGCATTTGATACTCTAACATTTAGCGTACTTGCTGTTGAATTAAACCAGTAGTCACCATTTTTAATAGTGTAGCTGCCCGATGGGTCAGCTGTCCCTTGGTATATAGTTGTGCCATTTTTACCTATAGTAAAATACGGAACGGTTGTTCCTTTGGCATTTATCGAAATCGACATGTTTATTTCCTTTGTTCAGGGGCTACCTGTTTAGTAACTACGGTTACTAATCGTAAAAATTATTCAGTACTATTTATCACATATGACAATTATTATTATTTAAAAAGATTGATAAATATATAAAATAGGGGATGGTATTATGCCGCGCATTAGTTTATGGAACCCGGTTAAGGGTGCAGATTTTAACTTTACCGATAGAGTGGTAAATGAGAGTCTGCGAATCAGTGGGGACGGAATATTGGTACACCTCTACGAAGGTCCCACAATAGATTCAGATGGCAACACAGATACATCACTAACATCTATACAAGATGTGTTGTTTTTAGAAAATACAGCAAGAAAATATAACCCCGATGTTATTGAATTGCGTGGACATCACCAGCCGCAAGATGTAAACTACGACTTATCACAGTTTGGTATATTTTTAAGTTCTGACACGATACGAATTCAATTCGGATACACAGATATGATGGATTCATTAGGTAGAAAACTTATAGCAGGTGATGTGTTAGAATTCCCAAGTATGCGAGATGTTCCTATTTTTGATAACGCTGTAGGAATTAATAGATATTATGTGGTTCAGGATGCGCTGTGGGGTGCTGCCGGATATGGACAAAAATGGTTCCCTCATATTTGGTTAGTAAGAGCTAAATTAATGACTGCATCACCGGAATTCAAGGAAGTTATTGATCAGGCAAACTCCGGACAAACAGATGGCGGAGTAGGACAAGGAATAGGAATTATGCCATCTGGGTTCACAGAAACTGTTGATGCAAACGGTAATCCGGGACTCGGATGTAATCCTGATATAAAGGCCTCGTTGAACTTATTTTGTAAAATTATCGATATTACCGACAAAAATGTTGCAGAGGCAGAAAAATATGCATTCTTTGATCCAAAATTTTTCGAAAGTGCAAATTTATACATTTACATTGATCCAGATACCGGGTATCCTGTTATCGGTAGTAATTATTTTAGTGGCGATGGTGAACCGCCAAACGGTGGTCCATTATTAGGAGCCGGCGTTGCGTTCCCGGCTGGGATGCAAGATGGTGAATATTATCTTAGATTAGATTATTATCCTGAGCGCCTGTTCCAGAAACAGGGTAACTGTTATAAACTTATAGAGGTGGATGTATTGAAAAGCTGGACTGCCTATAACCGCGTGTTGGATACCTTTATCGATAATAATAGAGATACTGTATTACAGGACGGTACAGTTATCCCAGAAAAGCAAGCTGTGTCGCAAGTTGTTCGCCAGAAGGTGGACTTATATGCACAGAGAAAAATTGATGTCACTGCTAAAGAAGATGCAAGAGCAAAAATAGCAGAAGACCGTGCAAAGAAAAAACCTAACTAAGGATACCGATGGCAATAATATATAAACATACCTGCTTAATAAGTGGCAAATGTTATATCGGGCAAACTGTTAAATCATTAGAAAGACGGTGGCAAGAACACTGTGCTGATGCTAAGTATAACACTAGACGAAAATTTATGCTTGCACTAAAAAAATATGGAACAATAGATTGGAGTCACGAAATATTATTTGAGTCAGAAGATAGTAGGGTAATCAACGACAAAGAAATAGAATACATAAAACTATTTGATTCAGTAAAGAAGGGATATAATACCTCTTACGAAAAATTTAGAAACAATACACTGCATAGGGCCGAGTCTATAGAAAAAATGAAAATATCACAGAAGGCGGCTCATGCTAGACGGCGCGCAGAAAATAACGGAATAGAGAAAACAAAACCACATAAGAAACATGTTTGGGGCGATGCGCATCCCAACAAGGGCAAAGAAAATAAAAAATGGGATATAAAAGGGGTAAAGGGATGGAAAATAATAGACGGGCTAAGAGTATGGTATGTAAAGGAGGCGGCAGTTTAATACTGCTGTAGTTCCAATCGACTTCTTTTATGATCAGCAGCACCGCAGATACTTATTACAGTTTATGCGAATTTTTTCCGATATGAAGATTAGAAACGGACCGGATGCCAACGGACTATATAGTATTTCACGGGTACCACTTGTTTACGGTGATCCGTCCTGGGTTGTGGCACAACTTATTAAAGGCGGAAGCGAAAATACATTAATGCCTGCTCCTATGTTTAGTGTTTATATAGATGACATAGCAATGGCACCGGATCGCAGACAAGACACTCAGTTTGTAGGTAAAATATCTACAGTAGAAAGAGAATTTGACAACCAAACACAAACTTACGGAACTGGCCCCGGAATTAGATACGACGTAGATCGTTATATGCCCGTGCCGTATGATATGTATTTAAAGTTAGATTGTTGGACAACTAATACAACAAATAAAATGCAACTTGCAGAACAGATTAATACTATTTTTAATCCATCTATACAATTACAACAAAATAGTAATCTGTTAGACTGGACAAGTATTTTCGAAGTATGGATGGAAGATTTTACGTGGACAAACAGATCTATACCACAGGGCGGCGAGGCAGATCGAGATGTTATGAGTTGGAAGTTTAAAGTTCCGATTTGGATTAACCCGCCTGCTAAAGTTAAAAGAAGTTCACTTATTGCAGAAATTGTCACAAATGTGTTCAGTGATATTGATATAAACAATGTTGCTGCTACCTTAGATAGTAATGAATATGATGTATTTAGGACGTGTTTTACCGGTATTCCTGTACAAATCATTACCACAGAAGGAAATTATAAAATCTCTGTGGCCCGTAATCACGGGCAAGATGAAATTACTTTATTAAACGCCAATGGCGGTGCTTTACCTATACAAAGTTGGGATAAGCTCATACAAATATATGGGCAGATCCAGCCTAATATCACCAAAATTAGGCTAAAATTAGACCCTGACATTGATGTTAGCGATTCTGATATTATCGGCGGAATCACGCAAGATACATTGCGTGAAAACGTGCTTATTTTCACACCCGATGTAGATACATTACCTGCCAACACCATTCTCCCTATCTTAGATATTATTGACCCAACCGAGATGGCACCAGGGAATGGATTACCTGCTGCATTGCCAGGGCAAAGATATTTACTTACATCGCATAATAGTGCCGGAGAAGAGCCGGCAATTCCACCGGGTGTTTCGACTAGTCCATGGGGAGCTAACATCATTGCATACCCGAATGATGTTATAGAATTTAATGGTGTTAGTTGGAAAGTTATTTTCGATTCACAAAATGCAACTGGGTTAAATTATCTCGTAAATACATCAAATGCAACCCAATATACATTTGATGGTACAAACTGGTATTATACTTACTACGGTGAATATAATAATGGATATTGGCGCATAGATAATATTATACAGGCACCGGATGGAACAATCATTAACCAATACGAATAAATTGGGCGTAGGCACACTTATTGTGTCAGTGAAAACTAAACGAGTATTGCTTAACCTACGAGCACCGCATAAGACACACGCAATGCAATGGGCACTATTCGGTGGTATGGTCGAAAAAGAAGAACAACCCAAAGATGCATTAATGCGCGAATTAACGGAGGAAATGGGATTCGTGCCCGATATCGAAAAGCTATATCCTTTTGATGTTTATCAAAGTAGGGATGGCCATTTCAAATATTATAGTTTTGTTGCGGTAGTAATGGACGAATTTATCCCGGAGCTTAATGTAGAAAGTTGTGGGTACTCTTGGATAGATTTGGGCGAATGGCCAAAACCAATGCATCAGGGTGCAAGAATAAGTTTCTGCAACTTAAAGGCCATAGATAAGATTAAACTTATTCTAAGCCAGCATCCTATCGTCTAACAGTATAGACCACCTCGAAGTCTGAGCAGCGGGCAAACATATCGGGTGTTATCTTTTTTGTCTTTGCTATCATTCTTTCGAATTCAGAAAATCTCTCTGAATAATGTGGTGTCTTCTCGAGTGCAAGTCGTATTAACTCTACACAATTAATTTCTGTGCTATTTTTTAAATCGAATAGGTTATCGTAAGGTACACCAAGAAATTCCTTCATTTTGTCTAATGCTGCGGTCCATTC